AAATTATGATGAATATAAAGGGAGATAAAATATGAAGCAAAACATAAGATGTAGAAAATACTACAAATATCAAATAATTGAATATGATTATGTAACAATGCATTATGAAGATGAAGATAGTAAAATAGAAGTATGCAAAACACTTCATAAGACAAATAGTAAGTTATTATACTTATTAATAATATTATGTTTTAAAATACAAGGAATAAAGTATGAGGTAATAAAATGAAAAGAATAAAATTAAGATTATGGGTAAAGGTTGTAATTACTTTAATAGTTATGGGGTTAATAATTTATTTATGGGATATTGTAATGCATGGAAATGTATCAATAAATTTTAGTATAGCTTATTGGTTAGGGTTAATACCTATAAGTTTTGTAGGACTATGTTTAGTTTGGGAGGCTTAATATGGACGTTCACGAATTTATTTTTCAAATGTATAAAGAACAGCCTATTCAAACAAGAAAGTTTAGAGAAGAAATAATGAAAAAATACAATTTATCTAATGATGAAGCTAGAGATATATTTGTTAGGATACATAATTATCAAGCTAATAAATATGGAGAAAGATTATCTCACGATAATGGCATACATTCAACAGAAGAATTAATAACAATAAATAAAAATGCAAGAACTAGAAATTATGCCAGGAAAAAATATGATTATGTTGAGATAGTGGAGGAATAAATGAAAGACAAAGTAATAAACGATTTATTAAGTAAAATATCAGATTTAGAGTTTGAAGTTGAAAAGCAAGAGCAAAGAATAGATAAAGCAATAGAATATATAAAAAAACAACAAATAATATTTAAAGATTATGATGTTGTAGTAGATAATCAATTAAAAAACATTTTAGAAATATTAGATAAGGAGAATAAATAATGAATAAAATATATCTAGTTATTTATATAAAATCTAAGAAGAAGCAAATAATTAAATACTTTGAAACTGAGTATGAAAAGGACAAATATAAAAGGAGACTTCCATTTATATCTGATTTCATCTTAATAGAAGATTCATCTGATATAAATTGGAATTATAGTTAAATAATCACTACTTGTTAGTAAGTAGTGAGAGTAACAAGTTAACCTCTCGTTACTCTCAGTGCTTATTAGCACTAAAAAATAAGGGTAATGACCTACCATTAGAAGCACCTAAGGGTGTAAGAGGAGAAAATTTTTATGAATGAAAATGTAGAAGAAAGAAGTCTAGTAGTAAAGAATGCTACAATGGTATCATCTGATTTATTTGGAGAAAGTAAATCAAAGAGATTAACATCATTAGATCTAACTGATGAAGAACAAATTGATATGTTCTTAAATAGTCAAAGTGATGCTGATTACAAGCTTAATGATGTAGCAGGAAAAACTATTACTGTTATAGGAGCTACTATTGGAGAATATCCAAATGAAACAGTAAATGAAGAAACTGGAGAATTAATCATTAGAAAGAAACATTCACTTTGTTTATTTGATGAAGAGGGTAAAAGCTATGTAACAGGATCAGGAACTTGCTACTATTCATTTGCAAGTATTGTAGCATTAAAAGGAATGCCTACAAAAGAGAATCCATTAAAATTAGAAATAATTAAAGTACCTGCAGAAACAAAAGGACACGAATATCTAAAAGTTAAAATAGCTAAGTAATTGAAAAATAACCATCTTTTTGTTATTATTTAAATAGAAAGGTGGTTATTATTTTATGGAAGAGATATTTAAATTAGTTGTAGATAATGGATTAGGAATAGGTTCATTTATAGCTCTTTTATATTTTATATTTGTATATGTAAAAGAGTTAAATGAAACGATGACAAAAATATCAAATACTATGATTCAAATGCAGATTAATATGGCTACAATGACTGATAGAATTGATAAAATTGAAGAGAAAATTAATGTAAAGGAGGGATAACAATGTTATCAAGAGAAGAATTAAGATTACTAAATGAAATATTAGGAGGTTTAGAATTAGAGGGAGAAAAAGAAAAATTAAAAACTAAACTTTCATTAATTATAGAACAATTAAATATAATGGAAAAAGCTCAAGAAGAAACTGCTAAGATTCAGGAAAAGATAGGGGAATTGGATAGTGATAAAGATGAGAAAAAAGAAAATTAAAAAAGAAGAAATAGAATCTGAAGTTGTAAAAAAAGTATCTATTACAATAGAAGATGCTATTAATCCTAAAGAAGCTATAATAGATAAAGAAGTTAAAGAGACTATTATGGATAAAACAAAGGATGTGATAGTAAATGAGAAAGATTAATTTTGATGAATTTATTAATAATACATTAGGAAAAAGAATTGATACTGATGGATTTCCTAAAGGTCAACCATATCAGTGTGTAGATTTAGCAAAATATTATAATGACTGTTACTTTGCACCTTTTCAAATTTACTGCTCATCAACAGGTTATGCAAAAGACTGGGCTTTAAATAAAAAGACTAATGGAATATTAGATTATTATGATGAAACTGCTATCAATAATATGATTAAAGGAACATTAGTTGTATGGGGTAATTGTAAAGTTGCACCTGATTCACATATAGGATTTTTTATTGAAGATAATGGAAATGGAACATTTAAATGTTTACAACAAAATGCACCACATCCATATGTAACAATATCAAATATTACATATGATGGAATTATTGGAGCATTTATTCCTAAAAATGTAGAAAGACCTGCTGATGTAAAACCTGAACCTAGTAAACATCCTATATATGAAACTTTAGGAGATATGTATGTAAGATGGGATGCATCATACAAGAGTGGATGCAAATTAGTAAAAGACTTAACTGAAGATGGTAAGAAACATGCAACAAGCACTAATCCTGATGCTTATGCTGTATATAAAAAAGGAACTAGATTCACAGTTTACGAATTTAAAGATAAAGGATATGGATTATGGGGAAGAAGTCCATCAGGATGGATATGTATAAAAGGTGCATCAGGGACTATATATTCTAAAGAGGTATAATGAGAGCTAACGAAAAACTAGTTGCAGATGATGGATATGAGGTTGCACTATTTCCATGTGAAGCTTTATATCTTACTGAAGCAAGAGATCCTGATGAACATGATGTCCTATCACTTGACTTCCTACCTCGTAACATAGCTGGAGGAGTTATTACTGCCATGCCATGTTATGCACCTTTTTCAGGAACTATTGTTTATACTGGTAATGACCATAACCTTATATTAGAAAGTGATGACTTAGTTCATATGCCTGATGGTAGTCTAGAATATGGAAGAGTATTAGTAGCTCACTCGTTTGAAGCTCCTGTATCTGGAACACATTATAATCAGGGAGATTTATTTTATAGAACTGGAAACTATGGACAAAGTTCTGGAGAACATTTACATATGGAAGTTGCTCATGTATCTTCTAAGTCAGCACAAAAATGGAATACTGGAGGAGTTGGAATATATGGAGCAATTCATATGTGGTATGGTTTATATGTTAATGATACAGTTCTTCTAAGGTCTGAAGATTACAACTGGGTTGAATATAATGGAGGAGTAACACCACCTACACCTGATGAGAAAAAATCACATAAATTTCCATGGGTATTATATGCAAATCGATTAAGAAACAATAGAGCAAATGTTTGACAATTTGCTCTTTTTATTGTATATTTTGGATAAGGAGGAGATAGAGATGGCTAAATATAGTGCTGAAGAATTATCAAGTCGAATTAATGATTTAGAACTTGATGATGATGTTAAAATATCTTTAATGGAAGATATTACTGATTCAGTATCTACTGGAGAATCTGAAGAACTTACTTCATTAAGAGAAGAAATGGAACAAGTAAAATCTGAATATGAAGAATTAAAAGAAAAATATAAATCTAGATTCTTACAAGCAGTAGAAACTGAAGAAGAAGTTAAAGATGAAGATCTAGAAGAAAAAGAAGTAATAGATGTAAAAGAACTATAAAGGAGGAATTAATATGTTCGGACACAATGATGCAGAACTTTTATCTTACATAATTAACTCTCAACCTGTCCTAAGAGATAATATTGATTTACCTGTTCAAGGAGAATCAATAGCACCTATAGGACAAATTATTGTTAATAATGAAAGATATAAGAATGCTTTTATTAATGCTATCAATGTTATTGGATTAACAATGATAGATAGAAACTATTGGGAAGATCCATGGGAGAACTTCACAAATAATGGATATATGAGTTTTGGAGATTCAGCTAGAGAAATGGCTGTTGATATTGCAGAAGTATTTGATTACAATACATATGCTTTAGATGTAAATCATTTCTTAGAAAATGTTGTTCCAAATGTTTTAGAATATATTCATCCATTAAACTATCAAAAATTCTACAAAACTACTACATCAGACACTCAAATGGCTATGGCTTTTTATAATGAGGGTGGACTTGTAAGTTTAATAGATGAAATTATTTCATCATTATATGAAGGTTATAAATATGATAAATATATTGTTAATAAATATATGTTATGTAGAAGAATCTTAGATGGAACTGTTACATCAGTTCAAATTGCTAACTACAATTCACTATCAGCACGTGAAAGAGTAGCAGCTATGAAAAATGTTTCAAATTTAATGACATTTAGAAATCCTAATTATAATCCTGCTGGATTAAGAATAGCTACTCCATTTGCTAAACAAATTGCTATTGTTAATACAGATTTTGAAGCTAGTCTAACTACTGAAGTTTTAGCTACATCATTCTTTAGAAATGATGCTGAAATGAAGAGTAGAATGGCTCTAATTGATGGTTATGGAAATCATGATGTTGCAAGATTATCAGAAGTATTAGGAAATCAATTTGTTCCATTTACTGAAGCTGAACTTTCTGCACTTGCTAATGTTCCAGCATCAATAATTGATGATGAATGGTTCCAAAATAAAACATATCGTTTAGATGGAGCTGCTGAAACTGAAGCAGAAGATTCATTCACTGAGGGAAGTAGAACAGGATTTAAACGTACATCATTCTATAATCCTGAAACAATGAAAAATAATCATTGGTTACATTATTGGGGAATTAAATCAACATCTCCATTCAAACAAGCTGTAGTATTTACTATTGATACTATTAGTGTTACAAGTGTGACAGTTTCTCCTGCTACTGCTACAATTACTGCAGGACAAGACTTAGAATTAAAAGCTACAGTTGTAACTACAGGATTTGCTAATAAGGCAGTTCTATGGAGTGTAGATGATGCTGCTGCATCTTTAGGAGTAGAAATTACTCAAGCTGGTAAATTAAAAGTTCCAGCAACAGTTACATCTAATACTGAAATAACAGTTACTGCTAAATCAGTATATGATAATACTAAATCTAATACAGCTACTATCACAGTTGCTTAAATCCCATAAGGGAGGGAGAATATTCCCTCTCTTTTTTAAACTTAAGAAAGGAAGATAATATGAGAAAGAAATTAATAAATAGTCAATTAACTAATATGAAAACATATCTCATGTATAGAGAAGAGATGTTAACACTAGCTGAGAATGTTTTTGAGTTCAAGAATCTTCCAGAATATATTGATGTATCTTATTTAAATAAGACATTACTTAGAAATGGATCTATTGCTTTCTTTATGGATGAAGTATTAGGACTTATAGCACTTCCTTATGATGTAATAGGAAACTTTGATATATATGGTAGACCTATTACTATAATGTGTAGATCAGCTAATGGAACATATTATAAGAAATTAAATAGAGGGGAATTTGTTATAATGTATGATAATAATGGAAAACAACCTCTATTCTTAGATATATGTCAAATGGCTGAGAGAATTGCTTTATCAAAGAGAACTATTGATGTAAATATAGTTCAACAAAGAACTCCTAGAATTTGGAAAACATCACAGGATAAAAAGAGAACACTACAGGATATGTTATCTAATATAGATGGAATGGAAGAAAATATAGCTACATATGAATCTATTGATATAGATGATATGAATGTTGTTTTAGCTCCTGCTCCATATGTTGCAGATAAAATAGATATGCATTTAGATAAAGAATGGGCTGAGTTCTATAGACTTATAGGTGTTGCTAATCTAATAGAACAAAAGAAAGAAAGAATGATTAGAGATGAGATGACTGCTTCTCAAGGTGGAACTATAGCATCTAGATTTTCTAGATTCGAACCTCGTAAAAGAGCAATAGATGAAATTAATAAGAAATTTGGAACTAATATAGAAGTTTCATTCTATGATGGAGAACCTACTACTGAGATAGTAGATATGACGCAAGAGGAGGTAGTGCAAGATGATGAAACCTTATAGAATATATCCATTTATAACACCACCTGCTTATCCTGATTATAATATTCCACCTACTTTATATGCTTTGCTTAATTCTATAGTAAATTATGATTCAGTTGATAAAACAAAAATCAAAGATTTAGCTAGTGCTGGTAGAAGTGAAATATTTGATTTTACATATCCACTATCAGAAAAAGTAAATAAGGAAGACTTTGAAGTGTTAATATTAAATCATTTCTTAATGAGAAGAATAGGATATGATACTCTAACAGCTTTTAAAATAGGTTTGTACGTAAAACTTAATGAAGTAATGCCTATTTATAATAAGATGTTTGATATGTTAGATGGATGGGATTTATTTAATGATGGAGAGTTAACTGAAAGAGAAGTTATAGATAATGGAGAAAACTCACTAAATAATAAAACAACATCAAATAATACATCTGATAGAAGATACTCAGACACTCCTCAGAATAATTTAGCAAATGTAAGAGATGGTAAATACATAACTGATTATAATTATGATACTGATACAGGAGATGTAACATCTAATTCAAATGGAAAAGATTCAAGAAAAACAAATGAAACGATTAAAAGAACACCTAGTGATAAACTAAAAATATATAAAGAATTTATAGAAAATAAAAAATCCATATATACAATGATTTTTGAAGATTTAGAACCATTGTTTTATGGATTAGTATAAAGGAGGAAAAAATTATGAATTTTAAACAATTAGTTTTAATGAACCTACAAGCTCTAACTAATTTCCCATATATTGAGAAAGACTTTGATGCTGTTACTGATTACGAGTTATTATGTTTAGTAGTAGATCATTTAAATGAAGTAATTAAAAATTCAAACGAACAAAATACAGTAATACAAAATTTATATAATGCTTTTGTAACATTAAAAGATTATGTAGATACTTATTTTGATAATCTAGATATTCAAGAAGAAATAGATAGTAAACTTGATGAAATGGCTGCATCAGGAGAGTTAGCTGATATCATAGCTCAATATTTGGAAGTTGCTTCAGTTCTTGGGTATGACACTAAAGCAAGTCTTAAGAGTGCTGATAATCTAGTTAATGGATCTATTACTAGAACACTAGGAAATCATCAATACAATGACTTAGGTGGAGCATATTATAAAATTAGAACAATAACTTCTAGTGATGTTATTGATGATATTAAAATATTAGCATTATCAAAGTATCCAACATTAGTAGCAGAAATGATTAAAACTAGTAAAATGAATGTTAATCAATATGGAGCATATGGAGATGGTATTCATGATGATACTGAAGCTATTCAATATGCTATTAATGATAATCAATTTGGAACAATATATTTCTGTGATGGTACTTATTTAATAAGTGATACAATAAAAACATATATTGATAATACTAAACAATGTAATATTAATATGGAAAAGAACACTGTTATTAGAGCTAGTGAATCCTTACCTTGCTTAATAGAATTAGGAGGACTTGGTGGTAATAATGAGGGTGTAAATAATAGAATGAGATATATCTCAGGTGGAGTTATTGATGCTTTAAATTGCGAAAGTGGTATTAAAATTAATGAAAATGCTATGGGAATAACAATTAAAGATTTAGAAATTAAAAGATTCTCTACATATGGAATATATGCTCCTGTAGGAAATACAGTTTATTCTAGTGATTTATTAATAGATAACTGTTATATAAATGGACCTGGTTCAAATAATAATACATATGGAATATATCTAGGACGTCCAGACAATAAAATTGTTAATTCAAGAATAAATGCTGTAAAAGTAGGTGTTCGTGCTAATTATGGTGGACAGTTTTTAAATAATGTTCATGGATTAGGTATTGGATATAATGTATCAGATAATACATGGTTTAATAATACAGTATTTATGCATCATACTAACGGAAGTGGTATTCAAATAACAAATTGTTTTTGTGATACATTCCAAACTTTTGTTAAATCTGAAACATCTGATGATTTTAATGTAAATAATTCAATGTTTTATAGTTATTTATCAAATGTTGATTGCATATTATTTGATTTACAAAAATCTGATACTAAATACAACATAAAGAATAATACTTTTGCTTTACCAACACCATCAAGTAAACATATAGGTATAAAATATGCTAATTTTAATAGTCAACAAACACTTAATGATTATAGAGTATTTATTAAAGACAATATATTACTAGGAAGTATTAACTTAAATGCTGGTGATTTACTATTAATGACACATAAATCTTATCAACCTTATTGGAATAATTCAAATAATTCATTAGGTTCAAATAATTGGTTAAAAATAGGATATATAATACCAGGTTTAGAATGGAATAGCTTGGATTTAAATATTGAAGGATATCATTTTATTGCTAATTTTAAAGTAGAAAGATATGATGGTGTAATGTACTTAACTCAGAGAGCTTCTTATAAATCTATTAGTACAGTCACTCCAAGATTAGGATTTAAATTTATTCATAATACAAATGGTTATAATATCATTGGAGTATATTTACAACAAACTTCAGGAACTCCTATGAAAACAGATATTTCAGTAAAACAATTAAATGAAAATACTGCTTTTATGCCTGTAAATATAAATCTAATAGATCCTACTTTTGAAAGTATTGAAATGGATTATTCTTATTCATTAAGCTAAAATAAAAGACCTCACTTAGAGGTCTTTTTATTATGCTATTGTATTATTTAATGAGTAGTTACCTATATTAGCATGATCATGCCATATTGTTACACCACTTCTATATATTCCGTTTATTGTATCCATTGATGAAGATGGAACACTTCTTTCTGAATTACTTGAATATCCTATATTTTCAGATGAACCTATTTGAACAAAGTTCCAATATGTTCTGCCACGTTGATTAGGTAGTTTTACTCTATTAGTCATATATCCAAATTTTTCAAAATATTCGTCTAGTATTCTTGCGTACTCTTCTCTTATGCTCATTTGATATATTCCAAAATTCATCTCATTAAAAGCAAATGTAACATCTCCACCATTAATATTACCTGATGCTTGAGGAGATACTAATGCATGTTGATATCTATCTGATAGATACTTAGCTTGTTGATTAAAAAGTGAAGCATATTGTGAATCATCTCCTCCTGTTTCTTGAAATAGCATTCCTCCAATTTTAAATGCTGAACCAACTTGAGCAAATTTAGTATTAACACTTTGTTGTGTCATCCAGTTTACAAATGAATCATTTTTATATGAACCTATAGGAAATTTTCCTGCCATTAGTCCATCATTAAATCCAGCATGTTGTGTAGCTTCTTGATCAGTATATAACTTATAATTTTTAGGGAAGCATTTTATTGAACAACCTGGAGATAAAACTCCTGTTATTGAAAAGACTGGTGTATTATTTATAAAATCTTCATAATGAAAGTCACAGTTATTTCCATTATTATTTGTAAGTAATACATAATTATATGGATAACATAATAGTTTCTTATTCTTTGGAGTGTATCCATTTATTGCAGTATTTAATGTTACTGTGTAATCAGTTGAATAATTTACTGAACCTGTTGTATTAGGTAATAGTGCAAATTTAATATGATATACAACATCTTGTGTTTTTCCATTCATTAAATTTTCTTTTGATGTTAAATCTGCTTCATGCCATGTTCCTACTATTGCTAAGAATGATGGTATCATAAAAACTGAAACTACTGCATCTCCTTTACTTAATCCATCAAGTGCTTTAATAAATTTAGTTGCATCTGCTGGAGTATAAAATGCCATGAAATAACATCCTGATACTACACCACCCTGATATGATGTTGCAGTAATTCCTGGAGTGTTAGATGGTAACCATGTTGTTGCTATTACTACAAAAGACTCCTCAACTGTAAAGTTACCATATTCATTATAACTATTTACTATATAATCTCCATGTTCTAACCCTTCTGGATATGTATGTAATCCTACTGTATCATTGTTAACATGTTCTCTTATTACAAGACAAGCCTCCGGATTCCAATAATCAAACCATGTTGAATATTCATCTATTGTATAATATATTTTTGCTGTTCCATCATTTGCATATTCTACATCATCTATAAATGCAAAAAACCATTTATTAGAATAATCAGGATTTTGGAATGCCATATAATTACACTTTAGAGCATCATTATATGAAAATCCAGTTTTTATTACTCCTTTTTCACTTCTTATAAATGAGTATGAGCTATCAGTTGCTACTGCATTAGCTCTACATAATGCTACCATTTCAGATTCAGTATAATCTAATACATCTTTATAACTTTTATCTAATTTTATATTCTTACTTATTATTATTTGTGAATTTTGTAATCCCATAATATTACCTCCTTATTTCAAAATCTATTGACTGCTTAAATTCAGTTCCACATAAATCAGTAGCATAAAATATTCTATTTTCTCTGAATGTTTTAAACAAATCAATTAGTGTTTTATTTTTTATTAATGGATTATATATATCTTTTTGCCAATATGGACTTGTCTTTATAATATCACTAAATACTATTATATTATTCTTTAATTTTCCTGTATATGGATAAATAAACCATATAACATCTTTAGTTTCTTTATCCATTAGATACTCACATAACCATGTGAATGTTTTATAATGGAATGCAAATCTATATAACATTTTATATTCTTTATAACTCTTAGGTAGTTTAGGTTGAGGATCACTTTGCCATTCTCCTTTATTTAGCATTCCTGCATGAGTTCCAAATACAAAACTGGATGCTCCTGTAGATTTACAATGCTCTACTGCTAATTTCACTTCTATTGGATTAAAATCATCATCTAAATCACTTGTAGGAATCCATAATGTTTTTATTTCTCCCTGCTTTTGCTTAAATATAATATTATTTAAACCCCATTCTTGTATATAAGGGCATACTCTAGTAATTGTGTTTCCCACTAGCCACATCTTAGTTGTTCCTCTTTTTCTATCTACTGTAGAATAAAAGTTAAGTAGCTTATTAGGTTCATCATGCAAATATGTAGTTCTACTCATAAACTCTTCAAATATTATATCTGATACATCTAAGTATGAACCTCCTGCATAGTTTTGCTCAGTAGAAAGTGAAACAGCATATCCTATTTTTGCTCCTCTTCTTGATTTATGAGTTTCTACATCATAATATGTTAAGTATAATTCTCTTCTAAACATTGTTATCATGTTATATTCTCCATCAGTTAAGCTTTCTACATCAACATCAGAAAAATATGATTCTATCCATGCTGCATTAATTTCTTCTTTGAATCTTCTCATAAGAATAAATCTTTTTCCAGATTCTTGTGCTTCCTTTATTATATTACCTTTATCATAATATCTATCATAGAATCTCACAGTATCTTTTAAAAATGGAATAACACCTTTTTTATGCTTTACTTGATATGATTTACCATTAGATCTCTCTCCCCATATTAAGTTGACATTAGCACCTTTACTATCTATCTCATCTATAGAATAATGAACTATTTTTCTTGACATTCTATTTCTCCTGCTAGTTCTCCTACTTCATTCATTCTAATAGATGCTAATCTATATTCTAGGTATTTTCTTACCTTTCTTTCTGCTTCTCTTCCACAGTTTCCCTTCATCAAATTACTTTGATTATATCCAAAGAATCTACATGCTTCTGCTACCTTTATTTTTACAAAACCTTTTATAAAATTTAAATCATCCATATTATCCCTCCATAGTTTCTCTATTAACCATTACAAATACATTCTTATATAGTCTATGTACTATTATTTTAGGATTAAGTAATGTAGCTGCTTGAATAAATTTATTGAGTTTATTTTCACTATCAAAATACTTAATCTCATCTTTTTCTACTATCCATAAATTATATACCATAATACCTCCTAATAATCTTTATACTTATAACAATAATTTAATTTAAAATTATTATCATAGCACTTTTTGAATCTAGTTAATTGATAATAATTTATTCCTAATAATAACATTATGCATCCTACTACTATTAATATTATAAATAATATTCCTATATTCTCATTATAATCATCCATACTTATCACTCCTTATATCTAGCACGAGAAGATGAATCATCATTTATTAAATTAGCATAGTCTAACGACTTACTTAATTTATATGTATTAGGTAAAATACAGCATCCTGACTTATCAGTTACTAAATAATTAAGTCCTAAATAATCTCTTACTTCAACAGGACTTTGTTCTTCAGTATATAGAATCAAGTTTTTATTTGTATCTGAAAATTTAAATGTAAATTCATCTCTAAATTCATCTAAACTTTTTAATGCTTTTGCTCCATCCTTTGGAACTCCAGCAACAGTTATATGAATATTACCATCAATTTTATATGCATATTTCTTAGCGCCCTGTGTTATAAATTCTTGATATGTGCATTCTTTTTCAAATAATCCCATCATATGAACATTACCTTTTATATCAGATGGAGCATATTTATTTACATCTAATTTTAATACTTTAGCTACAAAATTAATCCTTTCTTCTACACTCTTATTATAATCTATAAATACATTTTTGTCATATCCCTCTACTAATTTACAACTATCAGTATCACAATATACTACATAATCATCATTTGCTATAACTCTTCTTAGTAAGTTATCTCTAGCATATGCTGTAACCCATACTCCATATGCAAATGATAAAAATGATTTTTTCTTCTCACTCTTTAGTTTTTCTACTATTTCTTCATTAGTTAAAGGTATCTCTTCCCATGTTCCATCATTGTCATAATACTTAACTTCATCTCTTATGTTATTTGTAACACTCATTCCATATATGGAGTTATACATTCCTTTAATTCTTCCATATTCCATCTCCATGCCCTCAACACCTTTTAAACTTGTTTTTCCTACATACTTATCTAGAATAAACTCTATTAGTGTTTTAGGTAGATAATTCTTAGAAGCATAATAACACTCTAATATCTCATATTCTAAATCATATGTATCTAAAAAGAAGTAAAAATCTATATCAGTTAAAGTCATTTCAAATTCTTTAGCTTCTATTAATCTACCATTATCATATTTAGCTCCTCTTAGGTTTCTACACTTACTAGCTGATATAAAATTGTTATAGTATTTACATTTTACATTCTTAAATCTTACTACTAATAAATATGCAAGTCTTTTACTCATTTTTTCTACACTTTTTATATTACATGGTAGAAACTCACTATTTGGATATTTTTGTGTTACTAATACATATGGATAACTACTCGCTATATCATATGAATCAACATTTTTTAATACTTCATCTGCATATATCCAATTTGCATGTGTATATCCTCCTAAAAATGCTTCACATAATCTATTATATATAATAGGATTAGTATTTATTGCTTTATAAACTATTCTCCTATATTTAAAGTTAGATCTAGTTAAATCCTGTAACTCTCTTCTAACTTTACCTGTATTAGTTGTTGGAATGTGTTTGACATCTTCATATACTTCTAACTCTTTTTTAATATAATGATATAAAACTAAACAGTCATATTCACAGTATCCTAACTCTTTTTCTGATAATGGAGTGTTTGGATTACGAATCTTTGAATAATCTAAATCTCCTACTTTTTTCTCAACAGGTAGATTAAACATCTTAGGTAGATATTTTAATGCAACATTACTCATCATATAACTACACTTTAGCATAATATTGTATTCACTCATTATAGCAGTAATTACTTTATGAGATTTTCTTGCTTGTACTTCACTAAAATGAAAATTGCTTTTCAAATATTGAAATTCAAATGCTAAGTTATGAATAAACACATATTTTAAATCTCCTATGTGATTATCAAGTCTTCTTAAAAACTCTCTTAGTTCATCCCATGTTCTACCATAATAAACTATATCATTAATACCAAACATCCATATATACATATGGCTTCTTTTACTACATCTTTTCTTGTCTTTTTCAGATAGCTCATCATATGTAATAGCAGGACATATTTTATCATCTAATATATAATAAGAACTTGTTTCAATATCGAAAGTATATATATTATTATCATAAAATTTTCTTTTACCTTTGATATCAGGTTTGTGATTTTCTTCCTTAAATTTATCCCAATATAACACCTAATATCATCTTCTTTCTTATAATACATATTTTTCATATAATCTAATTGCTTTTTCCCTTATATCTAAATCATTAATCTCTATATATAATGAAAGTCTTGATACAAATTCATCCTCTGAATCATTTTCTCTCATAGCATCATATATAATCTCTTGTAATGCACTTGCACCTATTTTAGATGCAAAAAAGTCAAAATCATTATCTCCAAACATTTCAAAAAAATCCTCTGCATCTTCTTCAGTAAAATCAGGATCATCTGACCTATTTAATTTAATACTTTCTACTTGATTTTTCTTCCATGAAGATATTCCTTTTTTTGTAGATGTTTGACTATTTAAAAATTGATTAATTGCTTTATTTAGTCCTATTAATTGTGCTTTCGTTGGATTCTTACCTATTTTTATTTTACCTTTTTTAGTCCACATATTAAGTTTATTACTACTTAACCTATTAGCTAACTTTTTACTTGCCCATGTTCCACT